TCGCGTAGAATGGATGTCTCGTAAATGTAAGTGTAAGTGCCGCACCCGTTGCGGTTGTACCGGAGGCAATCGTATTTTTATCACTGTATGTCTTTTTAGTGACACCCCCTGTATTCGTGATGATGGCACCTTCGATCGTCGTATTACCACGAACATCTAACACGTTGTCATGATTTCCGTCGGCTTCTATGAAACATTTTTCACCCACGGAAAAGGTGTGATCGGGTGTGGTATTGGCCACACCGACATTAGACTCGGTAAAAAGTTTACCGTACACGTGAACATTCATCGTCTGAGAAGGCTCGGGAATCACTTGATGACTAGATGCAGCTCCGACTACAGCTGCAGCGCTACTATCCGTGTACGCGATGATAAGCTCTGTAGCAGAAGCATCGTAGCAAACAGCAACGTTGGCGTTCGTCCCGGGTCTGTTATAGATGTGCCCAAGATCAAACGTCGCGAGGTCGGTATTGTTTGTACCAATTTCAATGAGACCATCCTTAAACTGCGAATTAGTGACGTGAATATTGGCGACCGTTCCGATGGACGTGACGTTACCGGTCACGTAAAGGTTACCATTGACATTTAAATCACCTTCTGCACCAGAACCCGCATTAGAGATACCCGTAATACTTATGGGAACCTGTGTTCTGAATAATTGTTTTGTACTCTGATTGTACGCTACGAACGTGTTCGTGGTTGCATCTGTGCCATCACTCGCAAACTCGGTAGATAGTTCTAGAGGTGTGAGGTAAAAACCACCCGCTTTCGTAGCGTCAATTTTATCATTACTTGCGTTAATGACAACGGAGTTATTGTGCTGGTCTTCGCGACAGTTTTTACCGAACCGGAGTTCTGTAGCACCACCGACGGTACTTAAGTTCTTCGGCATTTAATATTACTGTGCATTTTAATTTGCGTACATGAGACCCGCCATTCCGTTGTTCACTCTGAGGATATTATAATTAACCCCATAAATTGGGTCAATAATATCCCGTGACTCGCTATGAATTTTTACTGATTCGACCCGGGAAAAGTTAAGGGAACCCGAAGGCTGTAAGGAACTTGTGTTTAGACAAAAGGCGTGTAGGAAACAATCTGGGGATGTGACGAAGTTCGTGTGGTAATAATGCTGGACATCCACGAAATGGGGTTTCGCCCATTTCCACGAACTGATGTCCGTACCGTTGATACTGATTTTCAGTTTATTATCTATGGAAGTCAGTGTACTTTCCATGTTCGTATTGGCACAAGCGATATACTTGACCGGGTGATTGAACGTTAGCTCTTGAACCAGTTCACCGGATGGTATACTCTTTTGAACCTGTGTGATGAGAATGTTATGCTCACGAGAAGCCATTATTCCGCGTTCCTCGTTGTCCAGATAATAGTAATTGGCGTATGCATCAACGTTGTAATTACCAGCCTCGGGACCCCAATAAATGCGCAGCTCTACGTTACTGTACTGCAACGCCACGAGAGGAATAGCGGATTGGGGACCCTCGCAAAAGAAGAAGCGAAGGGGGTAAAAATACGAGCGAGCAGATGCGCCGGGGTGGACACCGTTAGAACTTTTCGACACATTTTGTGCGAACATATCTATCGCGATATTCTCGGTGAAGTCGTAATCTTGAACGTCGATAATTTGACCCGCGATCAATAATTCGACCTTATCTATGACATCCCCCCAATCCTGGAGATCGACCGCCTGTGTGTTATTATCTATCGTGAAATAGGTGTATCCTAAAAGATCACCATTCCTTTCAAACTTGATAGATGACATGGAATTACCTTTCACAGCTCCTTGTATCGTCTGCTTTTCGACGGACTGTGAAAAGTTAGAATGCCTTTTGAATGTGGAAGTGAAAAACGAAATCTCGGGCTCCCCGATGATATGCTCATCTTGTGCACCGATAGCCACTAACTGCACGATTCCAGAAGACATACTTACTATAGTAAAAGTATTTTTAAATTACGAGTATGTAACGCCCTGAAATCTATGGGAGGTTCTTCTTGCGGCATGTGATGCGAAACGTGAAAACGGAATCTCCTAAGCTCGCGGAAGTACCATCTTCTCTATCGATGTTAAACGTTAAACGATCAAGTCTGCGAATGGGGTTATGGTAGCATTGAACAATGGGATATTCATCCCTAAATATCAAAACTCGAGTAGCGGAAGAAGGCCCGAGGGCGACGTGTTGACCAATTACAGTACCGAAAACACCGTTTAAGTGATTCTTTACATCCGTGGACGGGTCGCCGTCACCACCGAAATTCACTTCGGCTTGTGTTTGTTGAGAAAAGTGTGTACGAAGTTCTTCGATTCCAAGATGGATTGCTTTTTGTGTAACGGCGCCTGTCGTCGTTAACGTCGCAGCGACGAGACGCGCTTGAACAACATTCTCGAGTGGGGTTGGTAAAAAAGCGGTGAAATCCTGTTGAGTCGTCCTTCCAATATTATCAACGATCACCGTATGAATCTCATGACTGTAATCGGGGATGTCGGGCTGAGATGGAGCGATGAGAAGCGCCATTTATAATACACTTAGAATTTTTCTACTTAAATACGTTGTGACGATGTAGGTAGAAATGATTATGACTTAAAAAATTTAACCAACAATCTTGTAGTTGGCGTGATCACGAACGAGCTGCTGGTCGCCACAGACACCACCGGTGCTCGTGGAGTAGACACTCTGGTCGAGGCAGTCGACGCTGCTCTTGAGGGACATCAGGGACTCCTGAGAGACGGCCTCGATATCAATGTTCTTAGGCTGGTACCTAGACTTGCGCTCACCGAAAAGGAGGGCGATGACGAAAAGTAATCCGATGGTGATCGCGATGGCTTTGAGTGTCGCGCGATTGGTAGAGTCGAGCTTCATTTTACTATGTGCTGATATTTTTTTATAAAGTGCGTTAAAGAGAATAGATTAGTTTCATTATAGAGAGTAATGGACGGTGAAATTGTCCTCGACAGAGGAAGCGATTCGGTCATGAAGCTTGACGAGAAGGAACAAGCCATGATGGATGAGATTCAACTCGATTTCGGTAGACCTCGTGCGCAAACGACGAGCGCACCCTCTATCCAGAGAATGCATCGATCGGATGCTCCGCCTGCCGACATGTTCCAAGAGGACGTGGATGCTTTCGCGAACCCTTCTAAGCAGGCGGCTCCCCCGCCCCCGCAAATGGACGAACCTATTGATCATGGTGAATACGATAATGACAACGCGTACAACGCTGCTCCTGCGGCGTTCGATTACGGTCCTGAACAGCAGGAAGAGCAGCCGTCACCCGGGTATAAGACGGTCGATGAAGAGAAGTCCGATCTTTTAAACAAACTTGGGCGTCTCGAGAAGCGTGGATTTAACATCAATAAATCATTAAACGCCTATTCGAATGTGGATGATCTACGCACTGAAGTTAAGCGTATCACGTACAGTATAGACGTTGATAAGTCTATCAAGTTCTCGCGTCGCATGCTCATCGCGTGCGTGACCGGTATTGAGTTCTTGAACAAGAAGTATAACCCCTTCGATATTCAGCTCGAGGGTTGGTCGGAGAATGTTATGGAGAATCAGGATGATTACGATGAAGTGTTTGAAGAGCTGTATGTCAAGTACAGGACGAAGATGCATGTCGCACCGGAGATCAAGCTTATTATGATGCTTGGTGGATCCGCGATGATGTTCCATCTCACGAATTCGATGTTCAAGCAGGTCATGCCTAATGTGAACGACGTCATGAAGCAAAACCCGGACCTCATGCAGAATATGATGAGCGCTGTGCAGAATACCATGTCTAACAATGCTCAGAAGCCCGCCACTCCCCCGGGTGAGCGCCACGAGATGCGCGGCCCGGGACTCGACATTTCGAGCCTGATGGGTAATATCATGATGCCCCCGGGTCCTCCTATGAACACAACTCCCATTACACCCGTCGCCCAGAAGGAATACATCCCCGAGGTGGAAGACGACGATGATGACATCTCGGATATTGTTTCTGAAAAAGCTGCGGAAGATGCGGAAGATGATGTGAAGGAGGTTAAGCTTCCTCC